ATCTTAAAACATTTGTCGTTGAATAGTTGAAGATATGGCTGGTTTTCGTAACCTCCACAGCAATCACAGATATCGTTTAGATTAGGAATAGCCATTTAGTCTTATTTTTTGTGCTTGATTTTTTTTATTTATCTCAAGCATTATTTACTAAACCGCTTCATCTTATCGCTTAGTAGTCCAGGTTTTCTTATTGGTTTAGAAACGTTATTGAAAGTAGTTTGAGCTACTTTCGGTTGTTCAGAATTCACAGAAATCTCAGTAACTGGTCCACTCTCTTTGGGTTCTTCAATAGCTTCAAGAACCTCGTTTGCTTCTTCTAATTCTTCTTTTAATTCTTCGACCTCATCTTTGACTTCTTCCTTAAGATCCTCAATCTCTTCTACTAGTTCTTCTATGCTCTTAGGTTTGCCATCATACTGGATAAAGAAGTGTAGACACGTAAGAGAGATCAAAGGAAGAAGACCGCCCTCAAGGAGTGCAAGAAATCTCTTTTGAGCGATTACGTCATCAACGTCTATTCCCATTGCATCGATTACAGGCTGGGTCAATTCAACCCACTGTTTAAAAAACCTAGAAGCTTCGTTTATTTCAGTGTAGCTAAAGTAAATGTTACCTACGAATTGTATGAAGGTTACTATGATGAACACAAACCATACTGAAAAGCCTTTTACTTTTACTGAGGCTGCAGCTATTGCAGACATCGCTGCGATCTCTACGGCAATCGACAAATAAATTGCCCAACTCATCGGGTTAGCCAAGTCGTACCAGCTAACTACGTGAGATATTGAGATAGCTGCTACCGAGATTATCGGTATAAGAAAGGCTAGCTTGATGATTAAGTGCTGGTTGTTGCTAAACCACTTAGTCATTTGCTTCTATCTTATTTTTTACGTCAGACAGGCTACTCTTTCCCTTGTCTAAATCGTCTTCATAGATCAAGTAGTTGAACATCGTACGTTCCATCTCGTCTCTAACCTCTTTCTTAGTAGAAACAACGTTTCTCAAAGAGTCTAGAAGAAGTTGTGTTTTTTGAGAGTCTTCGGCATACTGTTTTTCTAAGTCTGAAACTCTAGAATGAGTGCAGCCTTTAGCTAAGTACAATAGCAATAACACGACTGTACTTACCTTCCAGACGTTCTTTTTAAGTAATTCTAACCAATTTTTCATGTCAGTTTATTTTTTTTATTTATCTCACAGAACAATACTTAAGATCGATGCAGTAAGACCTAGAGCTAGTGAGGACAGATAGGAAACTGCCCATATCATCTCTTTTTTATTGAAATTCTTACTATCGAACTTTATTTGTAAAATGTAACCGTAGAACTCGTCATTATGGATCCTGTCATAATCGACAGTTATCACATCGAGTATTCCTTCCTTAGTAAGGAAATCGTTATATTTGAGCATCTTTTCAGATATCATCTTAAGCTCTACCGACTCTTGTGAAGTTTCTGAATAGAGCAGGAGCTCTGGGTTTAGGTTTATCCCTAAATATAGATTAGCGTCAGGGTCTACCTTGAAGCCTATCTCTTCTAACTTACCTGCAGCGTTCAAGTCGTAAATTATCTTCCTGTAAGTTTTATGGTTCTTTATCTCGGTTAGGTTACGATTCAAAGACTTTATTACCCATATTGGATTTATCTTGTTCAATATCATAGTATTGCTTTTATTTTTTCTTCGAAATGAGGATTCTTTTTGAGTATTGAGACTCTTAAGTCAGAACGAATTTTTCTGAGTTTGGTCTTTACTGTGTTTTCGTTCATCTCATACTTCACAGCGATGTCTTTTACCTTCTTGTTCTTTATCATCTTATCAACAGCTATCCCCTTGAGAACAGGGTCTAGAATTTCGTGTATCTCTGTGATGGTAGTGTTATAGATCATGTCTAGGTCTCCGCTACTCACAGTTACTTCGTCGAAATCATCGGGCCTTTCTATTTTATGTTGAATAAGGTCGATGTCATAATGAGAGTTCTTCTTTTGATGATAAAGATAAAATAGGGTCTCGTTCCTGGCAATAGTGTATATCCAGGTCGTAAACCTGCCCTTTTGGTAATTAAACTGGCAGATGTTCTTAAATATCTTTTTGAGAGTCCACTGAAGAGCCTCTTCAGTATCCAAATCGTTTTTGCAAAACTTCCAAATAAAGTATCGGAGCTTCGGATAAATTAAGTTCGCGAGCTCGTTCCTGTCTGATTCTTTTGCGTCAGCTAAGAGTAGTTTTTCGGATAATTCTTGAATTCTTGCATTAGTTCTAGCGTTGGTTTGTTCATTCATATTAGTTTACTTCCATTTTTTTGCTGTTTATTGAGTTGATTATTTTAACACACTTTGCACACTTCTCATACTCTTCGAGCTCTTCATAAAAGACGATTGCTTTTTCCAAGCCGCTTATGAACTTTTCTTGAGAAAGGTTGATGGTGTATAGATCGTCATTGATGCTTATCTTTACGATAGTCGCTTCTGTTTTTTCTAGGTCACCGTACGATTCTTCGATGGAATTGATCAAGTTATCGTATATCACTTTTTTGTGGTGGTTGAACACTTCATCGAGCGTGATATCACCTTGGAATTTTAGGGTCTTCATAGTTTCTGTTTTACACAATATAAGTATACTACAATTGTCCTAACTTTTAAAAAATTTGGAGTTAATTTTTTTCATCTTATCTAAAGCCTCTAAATCGAAAACGTTTGAGGCTTGTGCTTTATTAGATTCTGCTCCGCTAGATGGAGCGTTTACCTTCCTTAAAGTATCATAATCGTATAAAGGTTTGGTAGAACCTGTCCTAAATAAGCTGAATATCTTTTCCTCGACTTCCCTACGATATTCAGAGCTAGCTGCCTCGTATGTCGCTATTGAAAGATCCCACATTTGAGAAGACTCAAAAGCCGGTGCAAGGTTGACGCTAGTCATCGCAAGGTCATCGTTTCCGTTCTGTCCTCTATATGTTCCGCCTTTGGACCTACCGAAAGACATTAACTCAGCAATAGTTAGGTAGTCGTTGGGAATTATACGGGTGATCTCTACCAAATACTTGAATTTTTCACAGTATTTTATCTTATTAGTTGGGCCAAGTCGTATTCCGGGTTTAGCCTGTACTGCCATTTCTGTGTGTTTAGTGTGTATTAGCTGAGATGACCAGTATTCCTCGTTATCTTGCAGCCTGTTCTTTATTATCTCTCCCTTATGGTTCATCTCAAGGACTATCCTAACCTTTTCGGGATTGAATAGGTCGTATGTTATGTATTCAACTGCTGCTGCGAATTGGTTCACGTCGATCTCATTAGACCTTAGTGTTGCCACCTGGATTAGAGACACGGTGTCAGCTTCTCCACGTATGGCTTCCTTTTTCTTGATTAGTTCCTTTACTGGAAGGGCAACTGCCTTATATACGTTAAGCACCGAAAAGTCTCCACCTACACCGTCTGCCGTATCTATAGAAAATATGTAGAAAGCTGGATCGTTTTTATAGTCAGAAGGAGTCCTTTTTGCATAGGTTGGATGGACCGTAAAGTAATCGTTTATCCACTGCTTGTCTTCGGTCAACATGAAGCAAGAATTAACGTAGTTTGCACGTATTCCATAAAGCCTCTTAAGCTCGTTTGAATTGAGCAATAACTGATCGGACGAGAAGAACTGAAGACCATACTCTTGGTTAAAGTCTTCGACCGATCCCATGTTAGCGATCGCCTTTTGTTTCCACTCTTCGTCCCTACCTTTTACCTGCCACCAGTCTACTCGTAAGGGAACGTATTCACTGATTCCAGCGATTGCATCCTGCCAGATCTCATAGAACTTGTTACGTCCGTTTGGAGTGGAGGTTATGATTACTTTCGCGTTAGGGTCGGCCGTGATCGTAGGTAAGATGGCTCGATAGAACTCGTCCAAGTTAGACTCGTTGATGTGCGCGAACTCATCGATGTACAACAAGTTAACAGTAAGACCGATACCTGATTTTTTGGTGGTGGTTCTACCGACTATGCGACTGTCATTGTCGAACTTGATGTTTCCTGAGTTTATGTGCTTGATTCCAGGTTTCAAGAAGAACGGTAGGCCGTCTAGGCATATACGGAACTTGTCCAATAGCTCTCGAGTAGTGGTAAAGTTATCGGCAACAACTAATGCTGTCTTTTCTGCATGGAAAAGAAGGAACCACAGGATAAAGATCGCTGACGTAACCGACTTACCCGTCTGGCGACTTGCCATCAGGATGTTATACTTGTTTCCTTTAAAAGAGGTAAGGATTTCTTCCTGAAAATCACGAAGACCTGGGGTGTCCTTAACGAACTTTACACCGTCATCAGTCTGTATCTTACAGTAATTGATCGCAAAATAGATTAGGTCGTACTTACATCTCTTTAGCTCTTCCCAT